ATGACGCCCCCCAGGACCACCGCCCCGCGCCCCGCCGCCACCTTCTCCCCGCGCAGCCGGACCGAAGCCTTCCGCAACGCGGAGGAAGCCTGGTTCTGGACCATGGCGGCGCTGATCGCGCGGCGCGACGGCGCGCGCATCGTCTCCGGCGCCGGCCTGGTGCAGCGCCCCTGCGAGCCGGACGACGTGGTGAAATGCCTCGACCGGCTGTACCGCCAGCGCCGCATCGACCTGCAGCATGCGCGCATCCTGCGGATCTGGGGCGAGCGGCAGCAGGCGCCCGACCCGCGCGCGCCGCGGGAAGGCGGCGATGCGCGGCTGTGGCGCGAGGCAATGGCGCGGCTCGACTGGCCGCTGCGGGTGAAGGGCATCGTCGACGGCCCGGCGCTGCCGATGCCGGAGTCCGCTGATATCATCAGCTTTCCCGGCAAGCTACGGTGACCGCCGCGGCGCCGCCGGCCAAGCCGGCGCATCGCCGCGCGGCGGAGGCCGGGCAGCGCGCCTTCATCGTCTTCGGCGGCGCGGCGGACCAGCCCTGGCTGCGCCTGCTGCGGCCAGGCTTCCGCCACTGCTTCGCGGTGCTGGCGGATGCCACCGGCTGGACCGTGCTCGACCCGCTCTCGGGCAGGCTGGTGGTGGCGCGGCTGGAGGTGCCGGCACAGTTCGACCTGCCCGGCTTCTACCGCCGCGCCGGCTTCGCGGTGCGCGGCCCCTTCGCCCCTGGGCGGCCGCGCTGGCGGCTGCTGCCGCCGCTCGCGCCCTTCACCTGCGTCGCGCTCTGCCGCGCCGTGCTGGGCGCCGGCGCGCCCTTCGCGGTGACGCCCTGGGGGCTGTTCCGGGCGCTCGACAATGATAGGAAAAATATCTTGACACCAATGCGTCTGTCGCGTTAATCCTTCTCTCGTCAACGGGCGATCTGCGCCCGGCGGCATCTTCCCGATCCCTCCCCGGACCTCACCGAAGGCCCGCCCCTCGCCAGGGGCGGGCCTTCGGGCTTTTCGGGCCCGGCATCCCCAACAGATCGAGGTGACGCGCATGGGTGGCCTGTTCCGTGCCCCGAAGCCGGTCGTCGTCCCGCCGGCGCCACAGCCCGGGCCGGCTCCGGCCCCGCCCCCGCCCGAACAGCAGGGCGAGGCGGCCCGCGCCGCCGCCCGCGACCGCGCCGCGCGCGGGCTGGAAGGCACCATCGCCACCTCCGCCCGCGGGGTGCTCGGGGCATTGCCCGCCACCTCCCGCAAATCCCTGCTGGGGGAATAGGCCATGGACCCGACCGAGATCCTTGCCCGCCACGCCGCGGCGGTGGAGCGGCGCCGCCCGCTCGAGCCGCTCTGGCAGGCCTGCTACGACCATGTCCTGCCCGGCCCCGCCGCCGGCGCCGCGCTGTTCGACGCGACCGCGGCGGATGGCGCCGAGCAGCTCGCCGCCTCCCTGCTGGCGGAGCTGACCCCGCCCTGGTCCCGCTGGTTCGGGCTGGCGCCCGCCCGGCCCGTCGAGGACCGCGCTGCGGCCGAGGCCCTGGAGGACGCAGCGGCGGCGCTGCAGGGGCATCTCGACCGGTCCAACTTCACCGTCGAGATGCACCAGGCCTTCCTCGACCTGGTGGTCGCCGGGACCGGGCTGCTGCTGGTCGAGGAAGCGCCGCTCGGCGAGGCCTCGGCGCTGCGCTTCACCGCGGTGCCGGTGCGGACCGCGGTGCTGGAGGAAGGGCCGGATGGCCGGCTCTCCACCATCTGGCGTCAGGCGCGGCTGACCGCGGCGCAGCTCCGCGCCCGCTTCCCCGGCGCCGCCCTGCCCGCCGCGCTGACCCGCGACGCCGGGGACCCGACGCAGCACCCGGTGCTGGAAGCGGTCTGGCCGGACCGCGGCACCACCCGCTACGCCGCGATCCTCGCCGATCCCGCTGCGCCGCTGCTGCTGGCCGAGGGCCGCTTCGCCGAAAGCCCGGCCATCGCCTTCCGCTGGCTGAAGGCGCCGGGCGAGACCTATGGCCGCGGCCCCGTCATGAAGGCGCTGCCCGACATCCGCACCGCCAACAAGGTGGTCGAGCTGGCCCTGAAGAACGCCTCCATCGCGGTTACCGGCATCTGGCAGGCCGAGGATGACGGCGTGCTGAACCCGGATACGGTGAAGCTCGTCCCCGGTGCCATCATCCCGAAGGCGCCGGGCAGCGCCGGCCTCACGCCGCTGGCCGCACCCGGCAATTTCGACGTTTCCCAGCTCGTGCTGCAGGACCTGCGCGCGCGCATCCGCACCGCGCTGCTGGCCGACCGGATCGGCCCGCTGCAATCGGCGCCGATGACGGCGACCGAGGTGCTGGAACGCGGCGCCCAGGCATCGCGGCTGCTCGGCGCGACCTATGGAAGGCTGCAGGCCGAGCTGCTGACGCCGCTCGTCACGCGCTGCCTGGCGATCCTCAGGCGCCGCGGCGAGATCCCGCCGCTGCGGCTCGACGGGCGCGACGTGGCGCTGCGCTACGAAAGCCCGCTGGCCCGCCTGCAGGGCCGCGCCGACGCGGCGAACACGCTGCTGTTCCTGCAGGCGGTCGGCTCGCTCGGCGGCGATGCCGCGGCGCAGCTGGATGCCGCCGCCGCGACGCGCTGGCTGGCGAAGACGCTCGGCGCGCCGGCCGATGTGCTTGTTCCCAACAACCCCATCCGGGAGTGACCCGCATGCCCGAGGACCTGCTGCAGCCGACTGACGCCGCGCCGCTGATGCCGGAGCTGCCCCCGAAGGACATCCCCGAGAAGTTCCGCGACGCGGCCGGCGCGGTGCGCGTCGACGCGCTGCTGAAATCCTACCTGGAGCTCGAGCGCCGGATGTCGCAGCGCGCCGGCCGCCCGGCACCGGACGCGCCGCCCGAGGAGCTGACCCGCTTCCGCCAGGCCATGGGCATCCCCGAGGCGCCGGAGGGCTACGACATCGCCGCGCCGCACGACCTCTGCTGCGCCGATGCCGAGATCAACGGAAGGCTGCACGCGGCCCACTTCACCAACGACCAGGCGCAGCTGGTGTACGACCTGGCGGCCGAACGCCTGCTGCCGCTGATCGCCGAGGCCGCGGCGCAATACGAGGCCGACCGGCAGCGCGCCGTGCTGATCCAGCACTATGGCGGGGAGGACGGCTTCCGCCGCATGGCCGCGCAGCTCGCCGCCTGGGGCCAGGCCAGGCTGCCGCCGCCGGTCTATGCCGCGCTGTCCTCGACCGCCGAGGGCGTCATGGCGCTGGAGCAGATGATGCGCGGGCAGGAGCCCGGCCTCGGCCGCGACGCCGTCGCGCCCGCGGCCGAAAGCGAGACGGAGCTGCGGGCGATGATGCGCGACCCGCGCTACTGGCGGGCGCGCGACCCGCAGTTCATCCAGCGCGTGACCGACGGCTTCCGCCGCCTGGTCGGCAACTGACCGCGGGCGGGATCCCCGCCGGCGATCTCGCCTGGCTGATCCGGCGGGGCTCGAGCGCCCCACCCCCCTGACGCTCGCCCCGCCGCACGGGGCGCTCGCGCGGCCTGCCGCGCGGGTGCCCCGTTCCGGGGGCGGGCGGCTGCGCCGGCCTTGAGGCTGCCGCGCGCCGCCCGCCCCCGCCCCCTTCACGGCCGCGCCCAACCCGCAGATGCGGGCGCGCGGCCGCGCGCGCCGTGCCGGCCCGGCATCGCCGGCCAACCGGCACGGCGCGCATTTCCCCGAACCGCAGAGAAGGACCGCAGCATGTCCGCTTCGATCGACCAGGCCTTCATCAAGCAGTACCAGGCCGAGGTGCAGGAGGCCTACCAGCGCCAGGGCTCCAAGCTGCGCCCGACCGTGCGCAGCAAGTCGGAGGTGCGCGGCGCCTCCACCATCTTCCAGAAGGTCGGCACCGGCACCGCCGCAGCCAAGGCGCGCAACGGCGTCGTCCCGGTGATGAACATCGACCACACCTCGGTCGAGTGCTTCCTGCAGGACTACTACGCCGGCGACTGGGTCGACCGGATGGACGAGCTGAAGACCAACATCGACGAGCGCACGGTGGCGGCCAATGCCGGCGCCTATGCCCTCGGCCGCAAGACCGACGAGCTGATCATCTCGGCGATGGACAGCGGCACGCGGGAGGCGGTCGGCACCGGCAGCGGCGAGACCGACACCGACGGCCTGACCCGCGCCAAGGTGCTGCTGGCCTTCCAGATGCTCGGCAATGCCGACGTGCCGGATGACGGCCAGCGCTTTGCCGTGGTCGGCTGGAAGCAGTGGAGCGAGCTGCTGACCATCCAGGAATTCGCCAATGCGCAGTACGTCGGCGATGCCGAGCTGCCGTGGAAGGGCACGCAGGCGAAGCGCTGGCTCGGCGCCACCTGGATCCCGCACAGCGGCCTGACCAGGAACGGCGCGCTCCGCTACTGCTACTTCTACCACAAGACCGCCATCGGCCATGCCGCGGCGGCCGAGATCAGCACCGACATCACCTGGCACGGCGACCGCGCCGCGCATTTCGTCAACACGATGATGAGCCAGGGCGCGGTGCTGGTGGCCGATACCGGCCTCGTCCGCATGCGCTGCAAGGAATAGCGGCGCATCCCGGCCCCGTCCCGTCCGGGACGGGGCCACGTCCCCCTCATGCCGGAGTTCCCCGATGGCCCTCTCCGCCCTCGCGCTCTGCGCGCGCGCGCTGCTGAAGCTCGGCGCTCAGCCCATCGCCTCGCTCGACGAAGGCACCGCCGAGGCCGAAGTCGCGGCCAACCTCTATCCCGGCATCCGCGACGCGCTGCTGGCGGCCCACCCCTGGAGCTTCGCCACTGCCCAGGCGACGCTGCCGCGGCTGGCGGCGATGCCGACGGCGGATTTCCGGCACGCCTTCCAGCTGCCCGCGAACATCCTCCGCACGCTCTCGGCCGGCCATCCGGATCGCGGCCGCGGCCTCGCCTACCGGATCCTCGAGGACCGGCTGCACTGCGACGCCGAACAGGTGGTGCTGACCCATATATTCCGCCCGGAGGAGAGCGGCTTCCCGCCGCATTTCGCCGCCGCCCTTGTCGCCCGCCTGGCCGCCGAGTTCTGCATCCCCGTGACCGAGAACACCGCCCGCGCCCAGCTGCTGGCGGCGCAGGCCGAGGCCGAGTTCCGCGCGGCACGCCGGGCCGACAGCCAGCAGGCGACGCCGCGCGCGATCGAGGATTTCCCGCTGGTTTCGGTGCGGGGCTGAGCATGGCGCAGATCCGTACGCTGAAGACCAGCTTCACCGCCGGCGAGCTGGCGCCCGAGCTGCTCGGCCGGCCCGACCTGCGCGCCACCGCCAACGGCGCGCGGCGCTTGCGCAACGTCTTCATCCAGCCGACCGGCGGCGTCACCCGCCGCCCCGGCCTGCGCCACGTGGCGATGCTGCCGGGGGATGCGAAGCTGATCGCCTTCGAGTTCAACACCGAGCAGGCCTACCTGCTGGTGCTGACCGAAGGCGCGCTTGCCGTCTTCGTCGGCGACGCGCAGGTGGCGCAGGTCGCCGGCCCCTGGACCGCGGCGATGCTGCCGCAACTGGCCTTTACGCAGAGCGCCGACACGCTGCTGCTCTGCCACCCCGACATGGTGCCGCAGCGCGTCACCCGCACCAGCCACACCGCCTGGAGCGTGGCGCCCTGGAGCTTCTCGCGCGAGCCCTTCCACCGCTTCTCCGATGCCACACTCGCGGCCTCCGCCACCACCGGCACGGTGACGCTGACCGCCTCCGCCGCCGTCTTCCAGCCCGGCCATGCCGGCGTGCGGTTCCGCTTCGGCGGCAAGCGCCTGCTGGTCACCGCCGTCGCCGGCGCGACGCAGGCGACGGCGACGGTGGAGGAGACGCTGTCCGGCACCGCCGCGACGGCGGACTGGGACGAGGCCGCCTTCTCCGCCGTGCGCGGCTGGCCCGTCACGCTCTGCTTCCACCAGGACAGGCTGGTTCTGGGCGGATCGCGCGACCTGCCCAACCGGCTCTGGCTGTCGCGCACCGGCGACCTGTTCAACTTCGACCCCGGCACCGGGCTCGACGACCAGGCGATCGAGTTCGGCCTGGTCTCCGACCAGGTGAACGCGATCCGCGGCGTCTTCTCCGGCCAGCACCTGCAGGTCTTCACCTCGGGCGCCGAATGGATGGTGAGCGGCACGCCGCTGACGCCGGGCAGCATCCAGCTCAACCGGCAGACCCGTGTCGGCTCGCCGGTCGCGCGGCTGGTGCAGCCGGTGGACGTCGACGGCTCGACCATCTTCGCCGCGCGCAGCGGGCGGGGAATCTTCGAGTTCACCTATACCGACCTGCAGCAGCTCTACCAGGCGAACGACCTGGCGCTGGTCTCGCAGCACCTGGTGCGGGACCCGGTGGCGATGACCTACGACCAGCGCCGCCGCCTGCTGCACGTGGCCATGGCCGATGGCCGGCTGGCGACGCTGACCCTCTACCGCGCCGAGCAGGTCACCGCCTGGACCGGCCAGGAGACCGACGGCCTGGTCCGCTCGCTGGCCGATATCGAGGGCAAGGTCTGGGCGGTGGTGGAGCGCGCCGGCAAGCCGCGGCTCGAGCGCTTCGACGACACATGTGCGCTCGACGCCGCGCTGGATGGCAGCGCGGCGGCGGAACAGGACATCTGGTCCGGCCTCGGCCACCTCGAAGGCCGCACCCTCGGCATCCTCGCCGACGGCGCGCCGCGCGGCACCGCGACGGTCACCGCCGGCGCGGTCACGCTCGACCCGCCGGCGCGGAGCGTCCAGGCCGGCCTGCCCTTCGCGCACGAGATCCATCCGCTGCCCGCCGACCTGGCCATCCCCGGCGGCATTGGCGCGGCGCCGCTGCGTCTGGTCGCAGTCACCTTCCGGCTGCTGGAAACCAAGGCGCTCGCGGTCGATCTCGGCCGCGGGCCGGTGCCCGTCACCTTCCGCCGGCTCGGCACCGCGCTGCTGGACGCGGCGCCGCCCGCCTTCACCGGCGACGTCCGGCTGCGCGGCATCGGCTGGCAGCGCGATGCGCTGGCGCCGCTCTGGCGCATCGCCGACGACACGCCGCTGCCGATGACGCTGCTTTCCGTCACCACGGACATGAGGATCACCGACTGATGGCCGCACTCGCCTCGCTCGCCACCCTGGTCGGGGCTGGCGCTTCCATCTACGGCAATGTCCGCCAGGCGCAGCAGCAGAACACGCTGAACAAGGCGCAGGTGCAGATCGCGCAGCAGCAGGAGGCCGCGCGGCAGCAGGCGCTGCTCGCCCAGCAGCAGCAGGACGCCCAGCAGCGCGCGCTGACGCTCTCGAAGACCATCGCCACCACCCGGGCGCGGCTGGCGGCCTCCGGCGTCGCGCCCGATGGCGGCTCGGCCGGCGCGCTGACCGCGGGCCTCACGCAGGAAGCCGCCGCGGCGCAGAACGCCGACGACGCGACGCTGCGCGCCCGCCTGGCGCAGGGCCGCATCAGCCTGCTGAACCCGGACGGCACCTTCTCCGCCCTGCTGCAGAGCGGCCGAACCTTCGGCTTCGCCTCCCGCAGCCTGCTGGACTAGCCGGCCGCGCAAGCAGCCGCCACGCCAACCCTCCTGGCGCAGCCGAAGGGGGGACATGGTCCCCCCCACACCCCTCTTTTCGGAGTCCTTCGCCCGATGGACGAGCACATCAGGATCGGCGACGTCGCGCCGCGCGTGCAGTACCTGGCCGATGGTACCCAGGCGAGCTTCATCTATCCCTTCCCCATCTTCGCCGAGGCGGATCTCGAGGTGCGCCTCGACGGCCTCGTGCAGGCTGCCGGCTACAGCGTCACCGGCGCCGGTGCCTCGGCGGGCGGCAGCGTGGTCTTCGACGCGCCGCCCGCCGCCGCGCGCCGCGTCACGCTGCGGCGCAACCTGGCGGTCGCCCGCACCACCGACTTCCAGGCCAACGGCATCCTCCGCGCCCGCACGCTGAACGACGAGCTGGACTACCAGGTCGCCGCGCTGCAGGAAGTGAAGGAGGAGCTCGGCAACGCACTGCGGCTCGACCCGTCCGAGGTCGGCGGCGCCGCGACGCTGCCGCTGCCCGCGGTCCGCGCCAACCGGCTGCTCGGCTTCGACAGCACCGGCGGCGTCACGGTCTTACCGCGGCGAGGGCACCATGTCCGCCCCCTTCCCCGGCGGCATCCCGCGCACGGTGGAGGACAAGCTGTCCGAGCACCTCTCGGCCCGCGACTTCGGCGCGGTCGGCGACGGTGCGGCGGATGACGGCCCGGCCCTGCAGGCGGCGATGAACGCCGCGGCAGCCAGCGGCAAGCTGCTGGAGATCGGCGAGGGCAGCTTCCGCACCACCATGCCGCTGCTGCTGCCGGGCGCCGCGGCGGGGCTCTCGATGCGCGGCACCATCCTTTATGCCGGGCCGGGCGGCCATGCCGCGCTGACGCTCGGCGATGGCGGCAGCGCCAACAACCAGCGGAAATCCTATACCGGACTCGCGGCCTGTCGCGCGCTGCAGAGCGACTGGCTGGACGAGGCCGACGTCGGCATCCGCATCCGCAACATCGATGCCTGCGTGGTCGATATCCGCCGTGCCGAGCGCTTCACCATCGGCGTGCAGCTGGTGGGCGATGCGCGCGGCTGCGAGGACAGCGACCTGCGCTACGGCCGCATCGTCGACAACCGCATCGGCCTCGACCTGCGCACGCTGACCGCCGGCGGTTGGATGAACTCGCTGCGGCACCAGGGCGGGCATTTCGCCTGCTCGAGCGGGACCAACCCGGGGATCGGCCGCTTCGGCGTGCGGCTCTCGGCCGCCGCCGGCGCCTACCGGCTGCACAATGCGCATCACTTCCTGGGCCCGGCCTTCGAGCTGCAGCGCCAGGGCACGCCCGGCACGGTCGATGCCATCCCCTTCCTGCTGGAAGTCGACGGCCGCGGCCTGATCGCGCAGGGCGTGCGGATGGAGGCCTGCTCGCCCTTCGTCGCGCGCCATACCGGGGGATTCTCGGACGCGCGCTACGAGGTCGGCTATGTCGGCACCTACGGCTTCGCCGGCTGCGCGGTGGACTATGCCGGCGCCACCCGGGCCGGCGGCACCGTGCTGCCGCTGCACCAGGCCGCTGCCGCGCTCGGCACGCCCCGGCTGGTCGCCGAGGCATCCAACATCCGCGCCCGCGCCTTCCGCTGGGACAGCGCCTCCACCGGCTTCGAGGGGCTGGCGGTGCTGTCCGGCAACCCTTCCGGACCGCCCGCGACGCTCAACGGCTTCTGCTTCGCCGGCCTTTCCAGCATCGGGCTGAACGCCGACACGGTTACGCTGCCGACCAGCCGGGCGCTGGCCTTCGTCGTCGATTGCAGCACCTGCAAGGAGTTCTTCCTGGCGGCCGAGGGCAGCGGGCTGCGGCCGATGGCGATGCAGTTCGACGCGGCGGAGGCCGTGCTGGACGGCAGCGCGCCGGCGCTCTGGTCCAACATGAACGCGGTGTTCCAGGGCGCGCCATCCTACTGGTGGGAGGGAAATGCCGACCTCGACAGCCTGACCGGCGGCCTGGCGCTGAACCGGCTGCAGCGCATCACGCTGGCACCGGACGCCGCCTTCGCCGTCATCGGCGTGCGCGGCGGCAATGCCGCCGCGGTGCTGAAGTCGCTCCGGCTCTATGTCCCCGCGACCGAGGCGCCGATGGTGCTGGCCGGTGCCGGCCGTGCCTGGGGCGCGCGGGAACTCTCGGCCTCGCTCGCCTACGACCCGCCGGGCATCGCCGCCGGCACCAGCGCGACGCAGGCGGTGACGCTGCCGAACGTGCAGAACGGCGACTTCGTCCAGGCCGGCTTCACCGGCGGGGCCTCGGCCTTCGTCGAATGGTCCGCTGCGGTGACGACCACCGGCGCCGCCGGCACGGTGACCGCGCGCGCGACCAATCGGCACGGCACGCAGGCCATCGACCTCGCCGCCGGCACGCTGCTGGTGCGCGCGGTCAAGCCGCGGGCGTGACGCGCATGGCCAACCGGCGCGGGCTGAAGCTCGACCTCGACTATGCCGCCGCGGCGCAGCTGGTCTTCGACGCCTATCTCGACTTCCTCACCACGCCGGTGGACCCGGCGGAGCGGAGCGACCCGAAGAACTTCGCCGCCTGGAACGCCGCCGGCCGCGCCGCCATCGCGCATCTCGCGGATATCGAGAAGCGCGCCGAGGCGGCCGGCGACCCGGCGCAGATCGACGCGGTCGGCGCGCTCCTCGCCGAGGCGCGCCGCAGCATTGCCGACGACCCAACCGACGCGAAGGAGGACCCCGATGGCGAGCCAGGAGGAGAGCCCTGACTTCCTCGAATTCGCCTGGATCTGGAACCGCTTCCAGGGCCAGCCGACGCCGGCGCCGCATCGCCGCATCGCCCGCTGGCTGGAGGCGCGGCAGGACGCGGAGGACCGGCGGCTTCTGCTGATGGCCTTCCGCGGCTGCGGCAAGTCGACCATGGTCGGGCTGTTCTGCGCCTGGCGGCTGCTGCGCGAACCCGATACGCGCATCCTGGTGCTGGCGGCCGACCAGGCCCTGGCGGTGAAGATGGTGGCGCAGGTGCGGCGCATCCTGGAACGCCACCCGCTCTGCGCCGCGCTGCGGCCGAGCGGCCCGGGCGACTGGGCGATGGACCGCTTCACCGTGCAGCGCCGCGCGGTGCTGCGCGATCCCTCGATGCTGGCGCAGGGCCTGACGGGCAACATCACCGGCACCCGCGCCGATCTCATCGTCTGCGACGACGTCGAGATCGCCGGCAATTGCGACACGCCGGCGAAGCGGGAGGAGCTGCGGACCCGCCTGGCGGAATGCGAGTTCATCCTGGTGCCGGGCGGCACCCTGCTGTTCGTCGGCACGCCGCATTGCGCCGAGACGATCTACGCGGCACCGGCGGCCGTGGACGCCTTCCTGCAGGGCTACCGGCGCCTGGTGCTGCCGCTCCTCGACGCGAACGGCGAGAGCGCCTGGCCGGAACGCTTCACGTCGTCCGGGATCGAGGCACTGCGCAGCCGCGTCGGGCCGCTCGCCTTCGCGCGGCAGATGCTGCTGCAGCCGGTCGCCGCGGCGGCGCTGCGGCTCGATCCCGCGCTCATCGTCCGCTACGCGGAGGAGCCGGAGTACCGGGAAGCCGGCGGCCGGGCGCAGCTTTCGCTGCTCGGGCGGCGGCTGCTGTCGGGCGGCGGCTACTGGGACCCGGCCTATGGGCGGCCGGGGACGGGCGATGCCAGCGTGCTGGCCTGCGTCTATGTCGATGGCGAGTCCAACAGCTACCTGCATCGCCTCGCCTGGCTGACGCACGACCCGGACAGCGCGGTGGACCCGGCAACGCAGCAATGCCAGGCGGTCGCCGGCGTGCTGCGCGACCTGCTGCTGCCGGTGGTGCGCGTCGAGACCAATGGGCTCGGCCGCTTCCTGCCGGCGCTGCTGCGGCGGGAACTCGCGCGCGCCAATGCGCCTTGCGCGGTGATCGAGCATGCCAGCCGCCGCGCCAAGGCCGAGCGCATCCTGTCGGCCTTCGACCCGGCCCTGGCCGGGCGACGGCTGCATGCCCATGCCGGGGTTTTCCGCACGCGCTTCGTGGCGGAGATGGCGGCCTGGCGGCCGGATGCGCCGAATGGCCGGGACGACGCGCTGGATGCGGTCGCCGGCTGCCTGCTGAACGAGCCGGTGCGGCTGCCGCAGCTGCCGCCGGCGATGCGCGGCACGCCCTGGCGAGGGGCGTAGCGGGAAGATTTGGAGAGGGAAAGGTATTCCCTCCCCAAGCCCCACCCTTCCTTTCTGTGGGTTCGCATGCGCCGCGAGGCGCCTGCCGACTCCGGGAAAAAGAGGTGGGGCCGGGTAGGATACTTCCTCCCTGGCCTTATCCCTCCCGCCGCAGCACCTCCCGCGCATGCCGCGCGGTGCCGGCCTCGGTCATCTCCCAGCGCCCGTCCTCGCGCCGCCGCGCCAAGCCCATGGCGTCGAGCCGCGCCAGGCAGGGCCCGTCCTTCAGCCCGTCCGGCCGTCCCGGCGGCCCCACCAGCGTCAGCCGGTGCAGCGCCGAGCGGCAGCAGCTCTCGAGATAGGGCTCGTCCCACGTCGTCACGGCTTTCGCATCGTCCCGGTTGCGCATCCCCGCAGGGTGGGCGTGCCGGGCCCACCCTTCAAGGAGACCCGCCATGCAGATCGAGCCGACCTGGTGGATCACGGTGATCGAGGCGCCGATCGTCGCCGCCCTGTTCCACATGCTGCACGGCATGCGCCGCGACATGCAGGACCGGATCGAGCGCGGCGACCAGCGCGAGAGCGACGTCGTCACCCGCACCCGCGACGAGCTGGCCGAGTTCAAGCTCGAGGTGGCGCGGGCCTATGTGCCGCTCTCCCTCATCCGCGACGTCGACCAGCGGCTGTCGCAGCACCTGCTGCGGATTGAATCGAAGCTCGAGGAGGTGCGGCGCTGCACCCAGCCCACGGGCCGCAGCCGCGGCGTGGTGGGGGAGGACGTGGCGTGACGGCCCCCGAGATCCTTGCCCTGACGCTGCGTGCCGAGGCCGGCGACCGGCCGGTTCGCGCGATCGAGGCGCTGGCGGCGCTGGTGGTGAACCGGGCGCGGCAGGCGGCGGTGGACGCTGCGGCACTCGCCCGCTTCGCCCCGGGCGGCGCGATGGGGGAGACCTGGCCGGCGCTGCTGGCCCGCGCCTGCCGGGCGCCCTTCCTGTTCGGCTGCTGGATGCCGCGGCACCCGCGCCGCGCGGCGCTGCTGGAAGCCATCCGGGCGGAGGACGGCGACCTGGCGATCTGCCGCCGCGTCGCGGCGCGCGCCGCGGCCGGCGTGCTGCCGGACCCGACCGAGGGGGCGACGCATTGGCACGCGGCGGAGGTGCTGCCGGGCTGGGCGCTGGGGCAGGTGCCGAGCGCCGAGATCGGCGGGTTGGTCTTCTATCGGTTGGGGTAA